GTACCATTTTGAGCACCGCCACCGCCTCCACCTGCTCTTGTTACAGATGAACCTGTAATAGAAGAAGATGTACCAGCACCACCTTGCCCAGCATAAGTATGAATTGCATCATGAGCACCACCACCAGAGCCTCCACCTCCACCTCCAGAGGAAGCTGCACCACTACCATAGTGACCATTACCACCAGCATAACCTTGATTAGCTGTACCACTTCCAGCTGCTGAACTAGAATTACCTGTTCCACCACCACCTGAGCCACCGTTATTACCTGTACGTTGACCAGAAGTATCACCACCTCCAGCTCCTCCAGCAGTAGAAGTAATAGATACACCTGTACCAATTATTGATGAATTAGTACCATTATTTCCTCTAGCACCACCAGATGTACCTGAACCTCCAGCACCAACTGTTACTACGAGAGAAACGCCGTCCCCTATACTTATTGCTGTTTCGGATGAACCCCCACCACCAGATGTTTCACTATTGTATGAATTACGATAACCTCCTGCTCCTCCTCCTCCAGCATTATCACTACCTCCTGAACCACCACCAGCAATTACAAGATAATCTATCTGAATATTGGGGACAATATCACCAGAACGACCTCCAGTATTAACCCATGTATTTTCATTAGTAGTTGCATCAGTACAAACATAAACATCACCTGAATTTTCTTTTATCCAGATATGCCCAACTGCTGATGGATTAGTTGTAACTGTTGGAGAAGATGAAGATACTGTACAGTCTGTTAAACCATCTAAAGTTCCAGCTGCAGCAGCCCATGTTAGACCACCTGTGTTTCCAGATTGAGCGGAAAGGAATTGTCCGTTAGTAGGACTATTTGATACTTTAAGATTAGCCTCGTCTACAACGTTATCAGCAATAACCGTTGCACCATCAGCACTTGAAGTTACTTCTCCAGAGTGATTAGGATGAGTATAAACTGTATTTGTATCTGTTGGAGTAACCCATGAATTATCACCTCTTAAGAAAGTTGTACTACTCGCTGTACCTGTTGCACTTAGTTCTGCAATTCCTACAGCATCATCTTCTATATGCTCATTACCAATAGCATTATCAGCAATATTTGTTCCGTCAACAGCGTCAGCAGCAATAGTAAGAGCTGTAGCACCTGTTACTTCACCAGTATGTGTAGCATTAGTTACCTTAGCTGTATTAGCAGCAATAGCAGTATTAATTGCATTAGCTAACTTATCTTCTGTAACTGCATCATCTGCTATATCAGCTATAGTAATAGCACCGTCTACGATCTTAGCTGCTGTAATACTATTGTCAGGAATATCAGCAGCTGTTACTGGAACCTTAGCGGGTTCCTTTCCTATATAAGGCATACTAAATCTCCTATGTTATTTCCATAATACTAAGTATAGCGTCTACTGAATCAGTTACAGAACCTTTGACTCTAATTACGTCTCCTGTTTCGAGAACAATTTTATTACCCGACATAACTTCTACCGAAGAACCTGCTGGTAATGGTATAGCTTTAACGACATATACATCATCTGCATTTTCTCCCGAAGAAGAAGCCGTTACTATCTGTGCATCAGCTGTTACTGAACCTGCATTTATATTTGCAATAGTAAGTCCTATCACTACAGTAGTAGTAGAACTTGGTACAGTGTATATCGTAACCAATGATGCGTCTATACCAGCTTTAGTTTTTAATTTAAATGTATTTGCCATTTCTATTTCCTATATTATCCAAGGGCAATTGCCATAGCAACCGCATCGTTTTCGTCTTCTCCCCATACTGCTGTTCCTGAAGCAGAATATCTTAATATCTGTCCTGCAGTACCTCCGGAAGGTATGTGTTTATTTCCTGCAGATGTTGGGTGAGTATATACTGTATCAGTATAATTACCAGCATGTATATTAGTTCCACCTTGGTCTGCTGTCCAATCTATATGTTCATTGGCAACAAAACCAGTTAATGTATCATGATTCAAAGTAACTGCACCAGTATTTCCGTCTACACTTAGTACTGCATCAGTAGGTGTTAATAGTAAAGTATAGTCTGCCATAGTTCCGGCAGTACCACCATTATGAACATAACTCTTGTTTTCATCAGAGCGTACTACTACATCTCCTTCTTGAGCAGTTAAAGCTAAATGTGCTGTTTGGTTAGCTGCAGTTTGAACTGTAGTTAGAGCTAATGAAGCTGCTGAAAATTCTGTTCCAGCTAATGTTAAACCTGTGCCTGCAGTATAAGTTGTATTTGTATCAGTAGGTGTTACCCAAGAATTATCTCCACGCAAAAACGTTGAACTACTTGCTGTACCTGTAGCAGATAACATTGCAATATCAACCGCATCAGTTGCAATAGTAGCTGCAAAAGAACCTGTGCCTGAACCTGTTACATCACCTGTTAAGGTTATTGTTTGGTCACCAGTATTAGTTCCTGAAAGATTTGATACCTTTGTTTGTTCAGCATCACTAAATTCGTTAGTATTTGAATTAGCTTCATAAGCAGTTTTAATCTCTGCATTAGTTTGATCCGCAGTAGCGTTTGCTTCTATGCCATCTAATTTAGTATTATCTGCAGTAGTAAAGCTAACTTGTGATAACTCACCATCTTGAACAGAATAACTTTTTATTTCAACCCAAGCTGAACCGTTGTAATGGTATAGTTTATTATCTGTAGTGTTAAAGTATAAATCGCCTTCATCTAAAGAACTATTAGGGGCTGAACTTGCTACTCTATATCTTTCAGCGAAGCTATTAACTCCTGCGATATTATCAGCAACAGTATTCATATTAGTTACATTATCTGCTGTACCTAATGTATTCATATCTGCGACTACATCTGCAGTTCCTAATGTATTTAAATCAGATACAACATCTGCTGTACCTAAAACAGCTAAATCAGCAACAGCATCAGCTGTTCCAAGTCTACCTATTTCTGTTGCTTTACCAGCTACTGCTCCAATATCTGAAGCATCTGCTGCAACTGCATTAATATTAGTAGCATTTCCTGCTACGCTAGTTACATTACTAGCAATACCAGCAACTGTTGTTACATTGCCTGATATACCTGCCACTGTAGTAACATTACTTGATATACCTGCTAAGGTATTCATATTAGTTACATTACTAGAAGTACCAAGAGTATTCATATCAGATACTACATCAGCTGTACCGAGTGTATTTAAATCAGATACAACGTCAGCTGTGCCAAGAGTATTTAAATCTGCAACTACATCTGCAGTTGCTAAAGTATTTAAATCTGCTACAACATCGGCTGTGCCTAGTATTCCCATATCTGCAACAGTATCGGCGTTACCTAGTAAACCCATAGCAGTTACGTTTGCACTTGTAGCTAATAAATTCATATCAGCTACAATATCAGAAGTTGCTAATGTATTCATATCAGCTACCACATCAGCAGTACCTAATGTATTCATATCTGCAACTACATCAGCTGTACCTAATGTATTCATGTCAGCTACTACATCAGCAGTAGCCAAAGTATTCATGTCTGCTACTACATCAGTAGTACCAAGAATCGCCATATCAGCTACAGCATCTGCAGTACCCAATCTACCTATTTCAGTAGCTTTAGCTGCAACTGTACCAATATCTGTAGCATCTCCTGCTACTGCTGTAACATCTGAACTTATACCAGCAACAGTAGTTACATTACTAGATATCCCTGCTACTGTAGTAACATTAGCTTGAATACCTGAAACTGTATTAATTTTTGTTTGATCTGATGATGTAGGGGTAGTTCTATTCCATGTGGTATTACCTAAATCGTATACCATCATTACATTATTAGTAGTATTGAAGTATAAAGCTCCATCTACTAAAGCGTCTCCGTCATTGTCTACAGAAGGATCCGAACTCTTGGTTCCTAAATATCTATCGTCAAAGGAATCATAAGATGCTGCAGCACTTGTTGCACTAGACGCTGCATTAGTAGCTTGAGTTGATGCTGTAGAAGCACTACTAGCAGCAGCAGTTGCGGAAGCAGCAGCTTCACTAGCAGAAGTATCAATAGCAACTTCAGTACCTACATCACCTTCATAAAAGGAATTTCTTGCCATAATATCTCCTACAATAATGGTGAATCAAATCTAGCAGCAAAAGAAGAGCCTTTCATACTAGCCCTAACTTCTTTTTGATTCAATGCTAAAACTTTTCTTTGTGTTAAATCATTAAACTTTTGTTCCATCTCCACATCACCTAGGAATGTTGCACCTACTGTACATGAAGCATAAAGTATAGTTTCAAATTCTGTTCCTAAAATCCAAGGTATAACTTCTATGTAAGCTGTACCAGTACCTGAACCAGCACCTGTTGCTAGAAAAATAGTGCCTACATTATTATTAGCAGCTCCGATTCCTGTAAAACTTGTATTTCCTGCACTAGCAATCTTATAATATTTACCAGCTACAATCGCAGTTGATGCTGTAGTTGCTGTAGCATAAGTTCCTATTGGATCTTCAGCTTTGTAATAAGTCATTACAAAAGTTCCCGCAGCTTCTTGTTCTCCATTTTTATCAGTTAAGAGAAAATTACCTGCTTGTCTTGTATAAGCATGAGCTACCTTTTGATTACTAAATGTTTTTGAATCAATTCTACTTAATACAATATCATCATCTTTATCAGTTTCATCTAATTTTAATTCTATAATTTCAATAAGTCCAGCAGGAATTATAATACTAGAATTTGAAGATGTTACTGAAAATGATTGAACAACTTCTAAAGGCGGGACTCTAAGATCTTCATAAAGTCTTGCTTCGCCTATAGTAATAAAATCATCTATTTGAGAATCAGTTAGATCTGACCTGTTTAGCCAGTCAGCTACTCCTGTTCGTAAAGTAACTTGGTCTTTAATAGTAGCCATCTAAATCTCCTAAATTTTAAATCTGTTTGAAATGCCACCTGTTAGTAGCTTCGGATATTCTTGTTTTATTATTCGCTTGAGTTTATTAACAGTAGCAGGATGTTTTATAAAATCATCTGCATGTACATCTATACCATATTTTGTATATATATCAATAGCTACAATATCTGGTATTATAGCAAAACTTCTCATAGTAGTTTTATCAAAATTCTGTGTTACATTTCTCATATCTTTAGCATAATCTAAATAATCAGAAATCTCTTGAGTTGCCACTCCTCTACCTTCTTTAACTCCAGCTTTTATCGCACTCATATTAATATTCCTTATGTTAAAATAACCCCGAGTTTGAACCCGGGGTTACGGACTAATTACTAGCCACTAAGGTTATCAACTAAACCTGAAGCACTTGGATTCAAGCACTCAAGAGTAGTTTCATGTACCATTAACGCACGTAATCTATCACCATCTTCAGAGATATCTCTGTGATGTAACGGACGAAGTGTAGCCATCTTAAACATAGCTGAATCATATACTAAGATATTATCATCAGCTGCAGCATTTGCTGCGCCGGCACCTGAACCAGTATGTCCCATAATATAATTAGGAACTACTTTAACAGCGCCAAAATCAGTTTCATAAATTTCTACTGATTGACGAAGCTTACCATCGTCGTCGATATTACGACGGACGTTTCCATATTGGACTTGGCCTTGAGCTGCTGTTGAGAAACTACGCTTAATGCGTGGTGACATCATAAGAGTAGTTGGTCTTCCACCATTCTCCCAACAAGCTTGCATTGTAGCATCTACTTGTGAAAGTGTAAAAGCGGCTGCAGAACCTGCAGATGCAGGAACGTTAGAACCGTCACCAGCACCATCAGTGATTGCACCACCTGAGGCATTAACAGTATTACCTGCCGGCACCCAAGATTGGTATCCACCCATGATACGGTTACCAGAAGATGATTTAATTCCCTTACTGGTCGTTAAAGCATACTCGATATCACGCATTAATTCTTTACCACGTTTTTCAGACTGATATTTAAATTCAGACTTACGACCTGCTTTAGATACATTTTCCATAGTACCTGAAACTTCGATTGACTTGGTAAAGATTTGCGTCTTATTGTTAAGACGTACTACAACCGGACCAGTAGATGGTGTGCCTGGAAAGGCTGCACCTTCAGCGTTATTATTAGCGCCTGGTGGTTGCAACTCGTCTGTTGACCATTCATGTAAAATTGCTGTAGCTTTTGCTCTACCACAAGACGACATAAACGGCGTATCATCACGAACAATATTAGAAATAAAGTTCGCAAGATCCTCGCGGTTACTAGCCGCGTTCGTTGCTGTTGTAAACGTTGTTGCCAAAATATTCTCCTATTTGACTAATTAAAGAGTTCTGAATTGTCAAATATACTTTCATAAATATCATCATTAAGGATTTTTAGATCTTTATCAGTTCCTTTACCTTTCTGAAGTCTCTTACGAGCATCAACACTCTTACTCTTTAATTTATTTTGTTTTGAAACAGGCTTTTTAGCTGATACTGTCTTAATCGGTGCCTTCTTTCTTTTCTTAGCACCTTTAGAAGCAGATGTTTTTAATCTACGATAATCATCTATAAATTTAGCAATAACAGGAGATGTAATTGTAGAAACAAATTCCTCAGGAATCCCTTCTCCAACTGCAAATGCATAGTTATCTTTCGCTATATTTTCAGACCAATCAGGAATTAATGTTTTAATTTCCTTCTGGAAAATTTCAACATTCTTCTTCATTGTTTCACGAAACTCTTCTTCTTGAGCCTCAATCATTTGATCCGTAATTTTACTGCGCTCTTCTTTACGTTTGTTATATTCATCTTCTAAAGATCTATATTTGTATTGTAGTGTTGCTAAATCATCATCAACACCCTCAACAAAACCATCTTTAGCCATTTTGTCCATAACAGCTTTTTTATTTTTCAATAAAGTTAAGTCGCGATCATCTTGTTGTTTAAGTAAATCATCACTTATCTTTTGATAAATTTGTGATTTCTCTTTCTCAACCTCTAACTGTTTAGCTTGTTCCGCCAGTTCTTGACCTTTTTTAGTCTGGCTCTGATTAGTCTGATAACCTTTGATCAACTCTTCAATAGTTACTTCAGATTCCTGTCCGTCTATTTTAACCGGTACAAGAAACTCCATATCAAGTTCACCTTCCTCTATTTCTTCAGATTCATCATCTTGGGTAGATTCTTCATCGTCCTCAGATTCCTCTTCATCGGTAGCGGTCTCAGTTTCATCATCATCAACATCGTCAGCGTCCTCTTCAGCGTGGTCTTCCTCTTCGCTTTCAAGTTCTTCTGTGACTTCGTCTTCGTTTTGGGTAGATTCAACTTCCTCTTCATTTTCAGGAATAGCAGATAAAGTACCTCTTTCTACTGCTCTATCTAATAAAGTATCAATCGCATCATCCATCGCGTTGTCAAAGTCAGATTCATTCGTGTTTGCATCATCCGTTTGGGTAGAATTTTCACTCATAAATAAGTCTCCTATAGTTTAAGAGAGTCTTGAACAACTCTCATATCATCTCTCATCAGGGTTCTTCAAGAACCTCTATTTCTTTGCCTTTGATTTTACCACTTTAGGCTCTAGTGCGGTCTTTCGTATTAACAACTCTTTTTTTAAATTTATTAAATCTAAACAAGCTGTTGCATTAACTCTAGTGTATGACGCGCCAAGCGCAATATCACTAATCATAACTCCAATCATATGTTCTATTTGATCAATAGCTTTTTCTATCTGTTCTAAACTAACCATCTACATCTCCTTCCATCTCTTTGGTTTTGTTGTTTTTAGCAGTAACTGCTCTTTCAATATTAGATTGAACAGCTCCTAATGAAACTACTTGATGATAAATAAATTCACGAGCTTGAGTTTCATGATGTTTAGTTGTAATCCAAGCTTTAAATAAATCATTCATTAAGTCTTCATATACAAATGTCATTGTGTCTTTTAGTTCTTCACATTGCCATCCTTTTTGTAGAACACGTTGACTATCATCATAAGGTGTGACCTTTTTAGGTTTACCACCTACAGACACGTGTTCTTTATGTCTTTTATAATCACTCATCTCTCATCAATCTCCCATGATTATGCTTTTGAAACTAATGTAGTGTGAACTAATGCACCTGCTACTGTAGTAGTACCAGTCACTCCATCCATGTTATCAAAAGAAACTAATAAATCTCCTGCTGCTACCGCAACATTTGTTGTTCCATCCATTTTAGTAACATTGCCAGTTAACCTATTATTAGCATCAACTGTAAAAGCTGATGGTTTAATATAAGTTAAAGCAGAATGATCATAAAACCATATCTCACCCATTTTGCATTCCTCCTTGCATTTGCTGCATTTGCTGCATTTGTTGTTGTTGCTGTTGTTGCTGCAGTGCAGCTTGTTTCTCACTCTCCTCTGTGTCTTGATATAGACCTTGGAAATTTACAGGGATTTTTGTAGGCAATGAAGCACCTTCAGTTCCCTCAGCTTTAATTTTAATCTCAGCCCAGTTTCTATTACTTTCATCTTCCGCTTCAAGTAATTGACGTTTATTATCTATCTTCTTATTATCTATTTCAGCTTTAATAAGACTAGTATTAGCAGCATTTTGATCTTGCACAGCTTGGGCTTGTTGCTGTTCTTGCTGTTTTCTTTCTTGTTCTCTTGCTTCTATTTCCTTCATTACTTGTGGATCATCTGGATCTACGAAGTAATCAAGTGGATCTAATCCCATAGAATTAACCATCTTAACACCTAAATTAAAAGCAGCATCTTTAGATATATACTTTCTAGCAGTAGGATCTTGAGCCATTAAAGGAATCAATTCACCTATTTGCTGTAACTTATGCTGCATATTAAGATTGGAGTTCTCCCCTAAATTAGCTTGAATATCTAAGTCTAAATTAGAAGGAATCATTTGCAGATCTGCAGGAGATATTGAGGCATAACCTTTATCAGTCTTATACATCATATCTTCTTTAATATTCTGCTTCATTTCTTTTAATAATCCACGGCATAGATCTTTAAATCCAGTTTCCATAAATCTTCTTGCTATATGCTCAATACGTATTTGAGCAGCATTTTGTGTTTGTGCTAATTTTGCTTCTGAGTTTCCTGATACATATAAAGCATCATTTAATCCCATAGCGGCTTTAGTTAAACCTGTTGATTGTTCTTTCTGCAACTGTAGATATTCTAACATGCCTTGTGTTCCAGAAGATATAGGCTCAGGTCCTATTTGTTGAACTGAATTAACAGCAGGACCATTAGTAGCAATAACTTGTTTAGGTACTGGATTTTGTAATGCTGAAAAGTCTACTACATTTGGATCAGCAAGTGTTCTGCCATAATTTCCAAAGTATACATTTTCTACAAAACCTCTTAATATAGCTGTAGTTGCCTGCATTTGAGGACGAACCATATCAGCTAAAGATAAACCATGATACTCATGAGGAATCTCTACTGGATTTAAATCAGCTACAGGAATATAAGATACATCATCTTCTTGTAGAATATCTTCACCAGCTTTAATTACATGTTTTAATTCTGCTACACCATCACCATCTCTGTCAGATCTAATCCAACATTCTATGACTTCTATTATAGTATTAGCTTCGTCAGAATCATCTAAAGTCTCGTTAGCTAACCAATTGTCTATTCCGGCAGAAGACTTCCTAGATGATATTTCTTGCGACCAAGACATACCTCGACCAACTTCAGAATTCTCACCTATCTCTGACAAATCTTTATGGAAGTCAGGGAACATTTGACGAATCTCTGAATAACTAAGTTCTACAACTTTAGCTACAAACGTGGCGTCTTGAATTCCCTTAGCATCTTTATTAATTAGAAATGCCTCAGGTGGAATAGCTTCAATAACTACTTTTGATTTATCAATTGTCCTACGAAGCCTTACGTTCTGATATACTTGCTCTTGTTGGTTAGGATCATAATTCTCTGCAACTTCTAAATCACCTACAATCTCTACTAACGGATCAGCAAGTAATTCATCTAATACTGTTTCAGGAATTTGATCGTACTCTTCCATTTCATATTCAGAGTCTTCTACCCAAGACCAACTTAGTGTTCCATTGCCGTATAAATAAGCAGATTTAACCCAAGTGTTTATTGTCTTCCAACCATCATTCTTATTAAAGATACAATAATTAACTACATCCGAAGCTACTTTAGCTTGATGAATATCACGTGGTTTAGCACTTCTAGGTACAAAGTTTGCTAGTTTGTTGTTATCAAGTAATAACTTAGTAGTAAGAGCAGTATAACTCTCAATGATTTCAGTCGTGTCAGAAGATACTATCTTACTGACTCCTTGAGGTTTTAAATCACCCAACGGCGACATATTAAATTCATACGTAGCATTCTCTCTTCTAGCGGACAAATCACCAGCGCCCGTCAGACCTCCAATACTATTACGAACTTTTGAATCAATCTGAGCAATCAGTTCTTCATCAGTTACTTTTTTTATTTCCATACTCCCTCTCTCAGTTACAGCCAATTAGTATCATCTGTATATGTATGTTGATTCATTTCTCCAAAGGAGAACTTTCTATTTGTTAAAGAATTACCATGTGTTCTATAAGCTTCACAAGTAATAGCAGTAGCCATAACAGTATCATCATGATGACCTGCAGCGGCTTGCATCCTATTGTTTTCACCTACTAATATATAATTCTTTAATTCACTTAAAATAAGACTTGAAGGAATACTTATATCATAATCCTTAATCATAGCCTGTAAATTAGATATGATAGGTACCTTAGTACTTACCGTAGTTTTAAATCCATATGAATTTATATCATGGCCTAAATTAACATTAGCTGTTTTTCTCTGTTGATATAGATTCGGATAATTCATTGAATGTAACTGTTGTATCGTAGCCAATCCAATAGAATTAGATTCAGGAGCTAGTAAACAATTGTTATACCATCTACCTAAATAAAATAATACATGTCCAAAAAATACAGGACCAATCCTGTTATTTCTGTACAACGCGACAATATTTCTATTGCTATCCATCACAACTGCCGCAGAATAATCCCCGCCGACCCCACCGGCGACGTCCGCGCCGATGAGATATTTACTTTCTCTTTTCGGCGGTTCCCATACTTGCAATTCTCCTTCGACATTCTCGTCAAAGCTAGCATATTCCTTATTAAATCTTCTTATAGATTCAGGTGGTGAAGGCATATACTGGTTGATTACTTCAACATCAAATACATTAGATCCTGATTGTATAAAGCTTTCCTGTGCGGTAAACGGGTATTCCTGTTTGAATAAAATAGAAGATGTTTCTGCTATTTTTATTCGTCTCCAATAAATCTGTTCATCATCTAGGTTCCACTCTTCTTTAAGTTTCTCCTCTTCAGATGTTAATACAATACCATCTGGTACTGCAATTCTGTATTCGTCCTGGATATACCAAGGTACGAACAACGATGTAAAATTCCCTAATTTTTGTTCTGCTTTATGCCATAGATCATAATACACCCCCTGCGCCCCGTTAGACGTAGAATTGATAATGATTATCGTTCCAGGAGAGAGTGAAATAGACTGGAATAGTCCAGCCATAACCTTCTCTGCACTCTGGAAGAAAGCAGTTTCGTCACATAGCAAGGCAGTGTTAGTTGTCCCTCTTCCGGGGTTATCTGCGCCTGCAGTAAAACAACGGTACATCGACCCGTTGTCTACAAATTTCATTTCCCTTTTATTCGATGCACTTAACTCGGGTTGTATATCCTTTGGCAAATCCTCGTAGAAAGTTTTAGACATACTAAAAATACTTTCCGTCGTGGGTTTATCTAAAGATATAATAACCGCCCTCGTGGATTGGTAGAACAAAGCTCTGTGAAATATCAAGGCAGAACTTATCGTACTGAACCCAGCTTGGCGGTATTTAGATATGATCATTCGAACACGACCATATTTATTCATCTGACGATTAAACTCATCGACAACAATCTTTTGTGCTGAATTGATCTTAAGTTTTATTTTACCCAGCGCTGCATCTTTAGGATAAATATATAAACATTCATTAATAAAAGCTTCAGGATCATTTTTCCAAATCTCCCATTGCTTTCTTTTCTCAAGCTCTTCAACTGCTTCCAACAACTCATCTTCGCTTGGCATAGCGTCTCCTACTTATTGCTCACAAGTTTTAATACTCTTGCCTGCAACTCTTCTGTAGATACATCTTTAACATTCTCTTTAATACTTTCTATATCCGCAGTAGGCTCAATAAACTTATTCGCCTCGATAATTGCTTTCATCGCTAAACTATCACCTGCAGTCGTCTGTTGTGCAAAGTTCCTCCTTGCAATCTCCACCAGCATATCGGCGGGACTCAAACCCTCACCCCTACTAAAAGCTTCCTTCGTCAGGGTTAATTTATTTTTTGAGCCAACAGGTTTTCCATTAGGATTCCCGGACTCCCCTTTCTTCCAATGTTGAGCCATAGCGTTAGGATGTTGAGGTTCGCCTTTCTTAAATGGCATACTTCCTCCTATATTAAATGATTTAAAAAACATACAGAACTGTAGCAACCCCGAGGCTGCTGCTTTCCCTGTATGTTCTTACGTAGCGATCCTGTCGATACGAATGGGCTCTGTTGAGAGCTCTGTACGTTTTCTAAATAATTTTTTACTTTGGTAAAATTCCTTTGGGAAATAATTCTTTCTTTAATTGATTTTTAAATTTTTTTAAATGTTCGAATGGAGACATAGGCGGCAGTGGAGGCGGCCTATTATCTCCAAATAACCGTATATATTCTGAATCCTTCGTCCAATCTATTTCCCCAATTGCGACTCCGCTTTCCACTGTAGCAAAATCAGGACCCAATTCTTTTTTATATACTGATTCCATAAATTCCTCACCATCCAATGGTGTTTTCTCATTTTTCATATGTTTATCACCTGTGGGTTAAATCTATATAAAGAGCCTACGAGCATAAGATCAAGTGCCCCCGAGCTTCAGATCAAGAGATCAGAGATAAGAGATCAAGATCAAGAGCTCATGTGCATTATTTACTATGCACTTTTATAATAATAAAGGAGATATCAAATGAAATACAAATTAAATCCCGATCAATCAATGATCAAAAAACTAAACGATCTAAATCCAACAGATCGTAGTCACTACATCGCTAGCCTTAGCAAGCAAGCCATTAAGAATGTAGTATCGTACGTCCATAACTCTACTAAGTGGACTCACTCTATTCTGGGTGATCACACTCACATCTGGTTTAATGATGCATTACAAGCCGAAGTGCAAGTAGATCTTAGGGATAACCACTTCTCTTACATTAAGACTGTTACGGTCTCTCCAGAGGATGTATTCTCTGCGGACGATCTTGAGTCTATAGGCCTCAACACGATCGGAGCCTGGAAGAGATAAGAGATAAGAGATATATGCGTGTAATTACTTTGTAGATACCACATGTTGACCACAAGGTGACACTGTGATTGCACGCTTTGTCTTACCCAAAGATTATCTTAATACACTGTGATCTTACAGTTTATTAACATAGTCTTTTTAGATCACGAGACTTTAAACCATGTGATCCTTAATTATAAAGGAGAGTATTATGTCAGTAAAACGTAGAGATCCGTGGCAAGATTACACACCTTTAGAAGCTGATCTACAATTCTTTAGTGATGCTTTTAAAGATGTATTTGGTTCAAGACCTGGAGAATTCTCAAGAAACGAATTCTCTAAATTATCTGAAAAAGATCGTCAGATAGAACTAAAGGATCTTTGTGATAAAGCTAATGCTGAACACAAAGAAAGACTCCAAGAAGAAGCAGAAGATCTTAAAAATCTGCAACAGTATGGAGATTTTAGTAAATCACAGCTCAAGAAATGGGGCTGTCTATAATTGCTTTGGGCATATAGGGATTATCTAATTCCTTGCCCAAGGGAATATCATAGATTCAGATTCATTCAGTCTTACCTTATATTTCTTCTCTATAAGGGAGTGGTCGAATCTATGATCTTTTTAACGACATTATAAGGAGATTATTATGTCAGATTTCGACCAATATATCGTGAAAGAAAGGGAGAATTCTTATGGATTTGTGACGATATATAAATTCCCTAATGGCTATGGAGCCAGCGTCGTGAACACTATGTACAATGTATATAGAAAACCCGATGAATACAGTATCAGTAAAGATGTTCGCTATTTCGAGATGGCAGTGCTAGATCAGAAAGGCGATATTACTTACGATACTCATATTACTGATGATACTTTAAAGTATCTGGACGCTCGAGATGTTGTAAGACACTTGATAGAAGTGAAAGATCTTATAGAGCCTATACCTTCTAAATCATAGGAGACTATTATGTTAGAACATTTCGCGATTCATCTAATGATATTTGTATTTGGTATCATTGGATTATGTTGTGTATTCGTTCCGTTCTTCATGGACATGAACGATCGCATCAATGACAAATATAAGTGACAGTTAATAGGGCTTCAAAAGAGGTCCTATTGCCAGTCATTTGACTGCTTTGTAACTTTGGAGAATAAAGATATGGGTGTAAATCCTGCTGTTTGCCCAAACGATAAATGGGAAAAAGTATATAATCGTAAAGATTTTAGCAAAATACAAAAGATGATAGCTAAAATAGCTCAAAAAGCTCAAAACGATAAAGTTGATGTGCAAGGAACTAACAATTCAGAAGCATATAAATTTTGTAAAGACTTATCCGACATCGGATATCTAGATAAGATATTTGATCGTATTAGTCAACATAAGAAATGGGATAGTTACTGTCTTGAAGGAGATATGTACGTAACATTTTATGAAAACAAAGCTTTAGAACTTACCTTTGTTTACGATTATAATGATCATAGCTGGGGAGTCATAAGAACGAACTCAGGATTTCCTGATATGATAAAGTGATAGTTAATAGGGCTTGAAAAGGTCCTATTGCCGATCACTTGATCGAATCTTAGTAATGAAGCTGAGATTAAATATAAGGAGATATAATGAAGAACAAATGGATCGAAAGAACATTTGCTTGGGATTCAGAAATGAAGAGATTGTGGAAGATTTTAGCAGTCTCTTTAATATTTCTAATCATATTTCTAATAAACTATAATAACTAAAGGAGGTTATCATGGTTGAGAAAATGGCGAAAGCCAGAAACGATCTCGTTCTCTATGAAGAATTCATGGGAGCTGAAGGATCATTTGAGATGCGACAAATGTCGCTCAACGAATTAGAAGCTCCAATCATAGAGCTAAAATTCGATGATCCAGAACTCTATGAAGAATTCGTACGCTGGAAAGAGCGATACAACGAGATCTAAGGTCGACCTTGCTGCGGTATCCAAGTAAAAAGGCCGCATTTTTTAATTATAAGGAGTAATATATGTCAACAAAAGAACTAATGAAGAAAATACAACATCTTGAATATAAAATAGATGATTTAGAAGATAGATTAGATAATTTTATACCTTTAAGCAAATGGAGATTAAAGAAACATTTAACTGCATTATGTATAGAATATACTGATCACAATAGTGTAGACTGTAGTAATAGAAGTGATCTACATGATGACCATGTTAAAAGAATGAAAGAAAAAGGTCATCCAGGATACACTTAAATAAACTCTCCGCACCTGAGCAGACACGTTATCCTGAGCGTGGTCACATGTGTTAAAACTGCTCACTTTCTTTATCTGAGTACATTCCAGTTTAGTGTGAGTGTACTCACATAAGGATCGTCGATCCTTAAACCGATCCGAATAGATGGGCTATTCGGGCATAAACTGTCATTATAAGGAGTATTATTATGGCAAAGTTAACGTTTGTTGGTCATTTAGGCGAAGACTCAGAAATGGGTAAAGCGAAAAACGGTAAGGAGTTTGGAAAGCTCCGCATCGCTGAATCAAACGACTACTATGATGAGACTACAA